GTGTTAAAGACGTATCATAAGCATCTACTACATCTGAATATGCTGAACTTCCTGTTTGCCCACCGCCAAATAAAGCGTAATTGCCTACTGTTATTGCTTTGAGAAGTTTTCTTGCCGCACTTAATGCGGTAGGTGTTGTTTTTGTTAATGACGCATCATAAGCATCTACTGATGACCTATAGCCCGTACTAGAGCCACCGCCAAATAAAGCATAACTACCGATAGTTGTTGCACCCGCGCTTGCCTTTGTATCGCTTAAATTTGATGCTGTGCCTTTCGTTAAAGACGAATTATATGTGTCAATATTCTTATAATAAGTAGTTGAGCTACCATGCCCACCGCCAACAAGGAAATAATCTCCTACTGTTGTTGCTGCCATGCTTTCAGCACTATTAGTTACTGTTGTAGGTGTTGTTCGTGTAAGTGAGGTATTATAGGCATCAACCTTATTAAGTGGAGTACTATTTGAATCTTGTCCACCGCAAAACAAAGCATAATTACCATTATTGGCACTAGCCAAATACGACCTTCCTGTTGATAATGCTGTCGGTGTTGTTTGTGTAAGTGAGGTATCATAGGCATCAACGGTAGTTTTGGTATTACCACCAGCAAATAAAGCATAGTTACCTACACTTGTAGCGGCAAGATTTCCCCTAGCCACACTCAAAGCCGTAATCGTACCGTAATAACTTAACGTACCACCACCGCCACCGCTTTTCTTGTACCACGGTTTTATACGATATAAAGCCATAAAACCACCTACCTTATGTATATGCGTACTGTGACCGTTGATGCCGTTGTTACTGTCGGCAAGGTTACTACACATTGCCCCGATACACTGGATATGTTGTCGGGTACTAATCCCCATTCAGAACAGGAATAATCAATGTCACTATTTGCAGTAATTGCCGCATTGGTAAACGTCACAGCCGTTGTCTGACTTGTGCTTGTTGTGGCTGTGGTTTCCATGTACTTGGTACCGTCTATGTCGGTCGTAACGCCATCTATCGTTATCTGCTGTTGATGTGTAGCGCTCGATGATGCCGTACCACTTCCAGCCACTGATATTGTCGGGACAGCAGGTAAGCTCGCTCTCGTAACACTAATCTTTCCATCCGTTTCCGATACTTGCGATACATACTGTCCTGCCACCGCACTATCAGAAACGTCAAGGGCGTCTATCGCACTTTTAACCGCCTTACCACTCATACCGTCCGATGAAGTTCCACTATATGTATCTGTAACGGTCGGGATAGACGGCTTGCTAGACAAGTCGTTATATGAACCGCTCGTTGCCACGGTCGCAAGACTAGGCTTACCCGAAAGGCTTGCGTAACTTCCTGTTAATGCCACCGTTGACAAAGGAATGTTCTTCCACCCGCTGTCATATACAAGGGCATCGTTATTTGCCAAACCCGATACCGTAACATCGTTTATATCGTCCACATCAAGGACTACCGTACCCGTCTGTCCATTTACGGAGTCAACAGCGCCGCCACCACCGCCACCGCCAGTAGGTGCATATACATCGGTCGGTGTTCCGTTTATCGTGACCGTTGCTATCTTCTGTCCTGTCGATAGAGACTGACTCCATGATACGGTTGACTTGCCATTCCAAGTCGATTTTTCGGTATCGCTTACAGTTCTATGGTCTGTATCGGGCGTCAAGTCCGCTAATAAACCGCTTGTTGCTACTGTTGCCAATGACGGGAAGTCAGACACTTGTGACTTCGTTATACTTATATTGTCGAATGTGGCTGTCACTTTACCGTCCGATTCAGAAAAAGCGGTTAAGGTTTTCCCAGCACCAGCCGAACCCGTTATTACTCCGTCAAGCGAACCTATCTGACTTGTGACATAAGCGGGAATACCGCCAGCCGATTTTACCGTTCCCGATGAGTCATATTCCGACATAAGCATATCGCCAGTCGATGAACCGCCACCCGATGCGCTTATCTGTATGCCTTTGTCGGGACTTTCAAGCGCCGTAATCGTGACGTTTGAGCCAGCGTTTATCTTAAATGTATCTGAACCGCTTGCCGTGAAAGTTGTACCGCCCGACTCGATATTGTCAAAAGCGGATATATCATCAAGTATCTCCTGTACGGTATCTCCCGTCCGTCCTGTCGGTGCTACCGCCCCTATGCTTGCCGCCGCTGTCGTATCTTCCAGTTCGTCTATCAAGCCGTTATGTTTCGGCACTATAACGCTTCTTGCCGTTTCTTCAAACTTCGCTTGCATCGCCGCCGCTGAAAGTCCTGGCTGGTCGGGAAGTCCTATAACGCCTACACCATTTAGGTCGGTGCTTTCGATTTTCGTAAAAGCCATAATTGCCCCCTTTTAATTATCCTTTATAGTTTCCGTTCTCGACGTATTCTATTGCCAAATCATGTATGCCGAACGGCTCATTAAGGTTACAGTTTTCTATCTTAAATCTGGCCTTGTCTATTTTTCTGACTCTCATTTTGGAACTCATTACAGGGTCGGTCGCATCGTTGTTGAATGTGAACTGCGAGAAGATTATTCCAGAAAAACTAAAGACCCTATTAGAGAAGGATTTAGTCTTAATCTTACTCCAAATACCCCTACGGCAAGAGTACAATGTCACGGTCGATTTAAGCACCGACATAAGACGAACGGCTATATATCTGAAAGCCTTGTTCTTATAGAACAGTCTGCCGTCGAGGTCTGCCGTTTCCCACCAGGCGTTAATCGCTTTGCCGTCGTCATTGTATGATGCTAATGCTGTTTTATCCTTATAAAAACTACATACTTTTCCTGTCGTAGTTCCAAAGTATAAGGTGTTATTCTGCACCCATGCTATTCTTGCGGGAATGTCTGTCAAGTAGAAACATACATACTGTCTTGTCGCATACGGCTCTGATTTATCCGTTCTTATAGGCTGTAAACCGTCAAGCACATAAACCTTTGAATTGACGAATAGGAAGTACATATCGTTAAAGGTTACGGCGCAAGAGTCTTCCAGTCCGTTCTGCTCTAATAAAGAACCATTGACATAGAACGAACGGTTTTGTGAATACTTCTCCCCTGTTATATCCTGCGCCGTGATAGCAAATACACCGCTTCTTGTTAAGAACAACGGCTCTGTCTGTATATACCCAAACGTATCTTGTGCTATCGCCCCAGGGCCTTGTAACGTGTTTATAATCTTGAACGCAGGCTTTTCGTCGTATGTTGTTACGTCGGAGTCGTCACCGCTTTTTGTCGTCTGTCCAACGGCTATATAATCGCCTTCACGAACAATGATGTTATGCTCGGACTCGTTTTCGTCCTTGTGTGCGGCCAGGTAATTGTTTACAAGCGTATATCCAACTATTGCCGACGTATCGCTTCCTAGTTTGGAATAGGAAGTATCAGCGATATATCCAGGGTCATACTGTTCAGAGTGCCAGTCCACGTTAGGATAGTCGGGATTACCAGACAGGAATAATCTGTCCGTTGCGCCATTTACCCCGAACAACGCCCCTATCGTACACTTCTGTATACATTCAGCCTTTGACATAGGCGATGATGCCGAATAATACGCTGTTATATATACGTTATCTTCACCAGTTACGGGTGTCTCTCCAGGGGCAGTATTAAATGTTACTGTTCCATTTGTTCTATCTACGGTAAAGTCTGTACCCTCAACTTTGTCCTGCATGTCGCCGTTTGAGTCCATAACCTTCGCAGTTACGGTTTCAGCGGTCAAAGGAGTGAAGTCTTTAATTAACTGGAACTTCTTTGTAGTTGCATGAGCATTGTCGCAAATAAATCTCTGCTCGAACCCGTCTGACAGAAGGTTTTTGTCTTCGTACTGCCTTCCGTCACCTTCGGGGTTACAGGATATATACATCAAAGGGATTTTTGCGTATGTGCTGTTATACACCTCTGCAAACGTATCTGCATCTGCGTCGTATACCCAGTATGTTTGACCGTCGATTATGAATAACTTGTTCTCAAACTGCCAAGACCTAGAACGATGCTCGTTCATTTGGCTACTGATAAGCGTATAGTTACCAGCGCTAACTGACTTGTATAACTCATTATTTATATGAATAAGCGTTAAGCCGCCTTCTTCGTAGAAGTTGTCTTTCAGCGTAACGCCATACATTTTGAAGTTACGGATTTTTACATTAGCCGTCCATGATGAATAGTCCGTAACATTAACGGTCACAACAATATCGGCTAATTCCGAATCGTCCACGTCATAAGTAGAATGGTCGTATGCAGGGTCAATAACCCTTGCGACATGGATAGTATTCGTTAAGGAAGTATCTACCGTACTAATCAAATCGGTTACGGTTGTTCCGTCCTCGTCCTTGTCGCAGTTATACTTGACGTTAAGGCTTTCAAAGGTTGCCCCTGTCATATCTTCAACGGCTATATCAAACTCGACATAGACTAATCCCTTTACATTGCTGGAATTGACCGAGAATGATGCGTCTGCTGATGCGGCCGATGATGATAATGCGTCTGTCGAGTCGGCATAGGTATACGCCAATGCGTCGGGAGTATACAAAGAACTTTCCTGGACAGTCTGGAAACCGCGATACTCGGAGATAATGTCGGTCGCATCATAATTGATATAGACCATAATATCGGTCAGTTTTAATGTCGCATTGCCAGCCGTTTCGTTTGTTATTTCAAAGGCGTTATATTCTTCGTAAACGTCCCCGTTAAAGCCTACCGCCATGTGAAACGCCTGTGGTTGATTAAGCATATCCAGTTCCGCATCGCACTCTGAATAATCGGCAACATAGGGGTGTATTGAAAGCGCTTTATTTGTTGTATATGTAAATGAAATGTGTGCGCCTACACCTACGGGGATTTCAACGGGCGAATAGATATATACAGAAGACTCCCCTTGTATGGTCAATTCTGCGGTTGGCAATGATGCCATGTTCCTGTTTGCAACAAAATCGCCCGAATTGGTAGACGTGTTAGCAAGAACGTGCGCCCCATAGATAACGCCACTTCCGAAGTCCTTTTCGACTTTATATCCAGTACGTTTACGCACTTTCCCAGGAACGTCCCGTATCATGTTTGGGGCATTAGGCGACATTCTCTCGTCAACACTCGTCCCGTTGTTCGTCATATCAACGCCGAGGAATTGGTCTATATTAAAAATGCTTCTTTTTGGAGAAGCAGGAACTTTGAAAGAAACAGCCATTTATTAAATCCACCCTGTCTCACTTGTAAACTTTTCGTATGCCGAAAGGTTTGCAGAATTAACCAGTCTGTTAAAAGCCACTTCACTTTCGTTGCGGTAAGTCGTGGCTACCCCCATGTCGTCGTCCTTATATAGTTGCGAAGCCATATAAAGAGGAAGAATAGCGTATACTTCGGGGTCAATAGGCAGTTCATAATCATCGGGTGTGTCCAATGTTATCTGCTCTGGATATGCCCTGTAATAAATCGTAAACGAGCCTATCATGTCACGGTCTAATACAAGTGTCTTTGTGCCTTCCTGGTAAAAATCCGATGTTTGAAGATACTTCTGATATGCGCCCTCAAAGTATATTCCCTGCGGGTCTATCATATAGAAGTCTGGCGCAAGCGCCTTCATGTCGTACTTAATCTTGTCGGTATAAGGTACAACATGGTCGTCGTCCGCAAACGTCTGTGAGTATATAGCAATGTTCTTTAACCCCATAGGATATGAAGTCGTAAATACAAACTTTACAGGCTTTTTGTCGGGGTTAGTGATAAGTCCCTTATAGACGGTATAAGCGTCTTTATCAAGGGTAATTGTGTCAACAACGGTGTCGTCAACATATATAGTGCAAGTGCCTATTCCAGCACATTCAAAGTAATAAGACTGGCCTTCGTCCGTCTGATATGAATAACTGTCTGAAAACTCATGTATTAAGTTTGCTTCGCTCTCGGACACAAGGTTCTGAATATCCAGTTGCGTTATCTTGGCTTCTTTGGTTATAAACTTTCCTGCCGTTGCGAGCATAGCCAGCCCTTCATTTGCACAATGCGGCATAGCGGCAAGATAACCCTGCGTTGACTCGTCAATTATAATCGTGTCGTCAGCCGAAAACATTTTTTGCAGTGTAGCCAGTTTTAAGTCATACCATGTATACATAGCGCCCTCTTATTTCTCAAGTCTTGCTATAAGGTCGGCCTTCGTCCCTTTAGCGTCCAGCCCTTTGTCCGCACAAAGTTTCTTCAACTGTGCATAGGGCATGGAAAGATAATCAACTTCTTCGTTAGTTTCTTCTTGTACTTCTTCTTTCGGTTCTTCTACAATAGAAAACTCTTTCGGTTTATCAATTACTATGCTTTCGTAATTCTCACCGACTACCGCAAGAACCTTGTGCATGACTCCACCGTCTTCAAAGGTGTCGCCTACTTTCATTCCTTTTGGTATCATACTTTTCTCCTTCAAATGAAGCCGCCGCCCCAAAATGAGACGGCGACTCCTGGTTTGTAGTTGATTATGAAAGGGTCGTTCCAGCGGAAGCACCGCCCATGATGAACGCTCTCCAGTCATAGAAGCCTGCGGAGAACCTTGTGTAGCCACTCCACTTGAGGTTTCTGCTGTTAATGTCAACTTCATTAGCAACATCAAGCGGTACTCTGTCATAGAATACAGCCGCATTGAGGTCTTTCAGTGCTTCCGAAGACATAAGAATGTACGGTACTTTTTCAGCACTGTTTGTCCAGCGGTGGTCTACAACAAGTTTCCACTGGTTAAACTGGGTGTTGATGTCGTTGTTCGGAGAACCTACAATGTTCTCTGAATGGATAAGCCTCTTGATAAGGTCTTCCAGGGCGGGCGCATTGCCAGGGATTATAATTGTATCGAAGTTATAACCCATGACGTTACCAGACTGGTTCTTGAAGTTACGTCCGATGTTAGCCAGCGTGTAAAGCATTGTAGAGTTGCTACCGAACGCATTTGTGAATACGTTGGACTGCGTAGCAACGCCCGTCTTCTTGCCGAGGTGGTCTGTTGCGAAAAGTCCTTTGCCGTCGCCAGTCGTCTTGTCGTAAGACTTGCCGCCGTACAGGAAGGTCGTTCCTTCTGCTGTGAGACAGTCTGATGCGAACTGCGCTCTTGAGCGCTTGTAAGCACGAACAAAGTTTGCGGCCGCTATCTTCATCATGTCGATGTCGCCGTCGTCCTTTGCTTCCCTTGTGCAAGTAAAGCCCTTGATGAACTGGGTATGCTCGATAAGTTTCGAGAATCCCATTTGTACGTCGTCCTGTATAGCATTGTCGCCTTCGGCAACCTCTACGAAGTTACCAAACTCGGTCATGCTACCCTGCTTCTCACCAAACTTCTTTGATGTCTTTACATTGAAAAGAGCCTTAACAAGTTCATCGTCCTTGTTCTTCTCTGTGTCTGTGTCCTGGATAACCATAGACAGTTCGGTGTCTATTACCTTCCAGGCTTCGTCATTAAGACCGCCATGTTTACTAAATGTTACTGCCATTTCTCATATCCCCCCTTCTTATGCGAACTTTCCTACTACCTTTGCGCCGCTTGCGCCGCCGTCGGTAAGAAGTTCAAATACTCCACTTGCTGACGTAGCCGTAACAGACCCGCTGTTATCGCCAATAGTTACCTTCCAGCCCTTCTTGAGAGAAGTGCCAGTTGCCGCAAGATAGGTTTCCCACTCGTATTCGGGGAATACAACAGTACAAGCAAGCATATCGCCTGTCGTTGCCGTAATGTCCTTGCCTGTGTAAATAAACTCTGGTTTGCTTGTGCCAGTTACAAGAGTGGCCGTACCCGATGAGCCGTATGAAACAGCACAACCATGAGTATAGGTCGTTCCGTTCGTGGCTTCGATTTCCTTTTCAATAGGAGAAGCGCTTGTTTCGCTTCTTAAAAACTCAAATGCCATATCTAAATTACCCCCTTAACTAATGTGTAGTTTCTTTGCGACTGAATTATACAGTTCGCGTATCTGTTTCTCTGTTTTACCTTCACTTTTCCAACGGCTCATAATTTCCGCAGGGACTTCTGTTTCATCAACTTCTGTTGCAACGTTAGTTCCCTGGGACTGTAAATGTGACTTACCCCGCATCTGGTTTATGGCCTGCTGTCTTGCCGCTTCGTTCGTATGCTGGATAAAACTATCAAAGTTCACCATTTTATACGCTTCGACAAGTGATAAGCCCTTTTCTCCAACCAGCCTAACGATAGAGTCAAGATTCGGGATATTAGCCACGTCCTGTATACCCTTTATATTCGGGTCGATTTTGGAAAGTTCGGCTATGTCGTTCTGTAATGCGGCTTCGGCTTCGGTCGCTTTAGAGTGTTCGATAACCTGTTTTGCCTGCATTACAACGGGATTTTGCGCTATCATTCGGTCAATTAAAGCAGGGTCAACGCCCGCTTCCTGTAACTGGCGCTCGTTTGCCTGGCGCTGTTGGACTGCCAAAGCGTCTACATACTCACGCATATTCGTGATAGGCTGTCCCGTAATGGGGTGAGTTATTCCCCTGCACATTGCCGCTATCTGGTTGTTCATGGCGTCCATTTCGCCTTCGTACCTACGTCTGGCATCTTCCTCTGCCCTACGTCTAATAGCCGCGTAACGTGCGTTTTCCTCGGCTGACTGTTCCTGCGGCTCGTCGTTTCCGTTTTCTTCGACTGTTTCAGTTTCAGTTTCCTCGGTAGTTTCTTCTGTTTCCTCTGTCTGCTCGGCGGGTTCAGACACTTCGTTTACGCCTTCTTCGACTTCATCAGCAAATAACTGTAAGTCAAGTGTGAGAAGATTTTTACTCATATTCAATTTTCCTTTCATTTTTGCGCTATTGATGCGATTTATGTACTAAAAAAGGACTCTTTTGAGTCCCTTGTTAGTCGGATAATTATGTTTTTGCCCTTTACATGGCGGGCATTTCACCTGGAATACCGCCTTCCATTGGCATCTGCTGTTGCATCATCTGGGCCTGCTGTTGCTGTTCGGCCATAAGCATTTCTATCTGGGAAAGAACATCGCCAGCGTTTGGATAATGGTTCTTTTCCATAAGACTCCAGTATAGTCTCATAGTCTCAAGTGAGCCTAACTGTCCAAATGCGCCACTCTGCAACTTCATGTCTATCTGTTGCCACATGGCTTCACGGTTAGCCATCATTGTTGAGGTCGGGTCTGTCTCAAATAAGAACTCGTCGTTCCAGTAATATTCACCGCTTGCGTCCTGTTTGACAAAATCGCTCTTATCAAGAACGTCAAAACTCTGCTCGCCGTTTATACCACTGCCCGTAATGGGTAACGGGTCGTCCGCGTATGCCAGCCAAAACTTGAACATCAATTCGTATAACTTCGCATAAGCGTCGTTTTTCATAACACGTTTAGACTCAAGTCGGCCTGCCGCCTGGTTAATCTGATACTGTTTAGCCGTTCCAGATACAGCAGACGGGTCGTATTTACCCTGGAAGGAGTCTGTAATACCCAAAGTAGAACGTGCGTCTTCGTATGCCTTATTTACCATAGTCAAATCCTGGTTGATATTGACTTGCATATTCAGAACGTCTATCATCGCCTTCTGTTGCGGGTCGTCCAGACGTGCTATCTTTAATTCTCTGTCCGTGGTTTCCAGTTTTACACCACGGGGTAAAGTTACGATAGAACCGCCCTTTAATGTCTTCTCTGCGGCCTTTGAACCTACCTTCTTTATTAAATCCTGCTGGTCTTCAATGACTTTTGCATCAGAAAACCCCAGAAGGGAATTGACTTTTGATACATTCTTACGAACGATAAGCGGATAGCAGTTCGGCTTGTAATACTCAATAGTTATCACTTGTTCTGCCGATACTTGCATAGGCTGACCCGTCATAGGGTCGATTCCCGCTTCCTGCATCAAAGGTATTCTGACTTCCTGTATCTTATCGACGGTTTCTTCAAACTTCTTTGAACCGCATACAGGGCATACCTTATCTTCGGTGACATACCCGCACTCTTTACACTTTCTCGTGATTCTGGCCTGGTAGTCGTCTAAATCTTCTAATGTATAGTCGTCTACCCATATATAACGACCTATTTTGCCGTCATTCTTGTAGTAGACGGTATTCACTGTGACTATATCTGTATCAAGCCCGTTTTCGCCTTCTGCGCCCCTTATTTCCTTATATTCCTCGGTAGCGTCTTCAACATCGACGTTATATTTGTCTTTGACCCATTTTTTTGTCTGTGCCGTCTGGACAAATACATAATCCATGTCTTCTAATTTAGAAACGCCAGGCTGGGGTATAACTTGTCTCGGATTTATCTCAAATACGTTCACATCGCCGTAATTTGAGTGAAATCCTTTCGTGTTATCCCATTCGACAAGGAAAAAGTCTCCGCCCTGAACGGGAACGATTCTCTCCATTTGGTCATTCAATATGGAAAGGCGAAGGAGTTTTACCTTATTAACAAGCGCTCTCTCTATTGAAAGGGCAAGCCCCTCGTCGCCTTCGTGGAGTGCCGTAACCTTCGGCATCGGAATACTTGAGTCAACTTGTGATTCAATGAGTTCATATACTATATTTCGTACATTTATCGCAACGTCCTTTGCCGCTATGTTGGTATTCGGGTTGCCGTTGACTTCCCTTGTACCTTCATAGATACCCTGGTTCTTTGCTATCTCTTTTAAGGTTGATGAATACGCTATCCTTGCGGTTTCCAGTTTCCCGCGCCATTTATCGCGCTTTTTGTCTTCTGCCGTAGGTGCTATCGTCTTCTTGACTTTATCCATTACTGTTTTCAACCTCATTCTGGTTCACCGTACTTCTGTAAAAGGTACTCTCTATCTTCTGCACTTGCGTTTTCTATGTCTTCAAGAATAGAATTGTGCCATTTCTTTTCTATCTTTTCGTAGTCAACTTCGGGTGTCCGTACCCACCAAACGCAGAACGAACGCAACGAGTCAACATCATGCGTTAATTCGTGCGGGTCTTTGGCATATACGTTCGGCCGCTTCTTATCCTTCTGGATTTTCTGTAAACAACGGTACAGATTAGGCGCACAACCGTCCAAAATCGTCAATTTCGGGTGTTCATCAACGGGTTTTAGCCATTCTTTCATGGACGCACAGCCCGCAGGGAAGTCCCTTGACGTTTTTGTAAGGTTAATCCCGTTTTCCGAGAACAAAACAGCCCTTGATTTACCCGTTTCTTGTGAACGACTCCATAAATCCATAGGTGCAAGCCAGTATTCTATCTTCTCGTCCTCTGATAAAGACAGCAAAATGTCGCAAGCCGCGCCTATTGTCTTGTCTGGTGCGTCGTATTCCCGATAAACCTGGGCGTTTCCCTTCGTATCTACTTGAATCCAGTGAGCAGACAGCATATCTAAACCGTAATCCAGGCATACATACCTTCGTAATTTACCCTCTAATTCCTTATTAACAAGGTGTGTTTCGCGCTTTACCTCTGGAAAGAAACTTCCACCAGGCACAGTCAACGCTTCTTCAACGGTTGCAGGGTATTCCTGGGTTATCATGTCGCCCATAGTACGCTTTGTCTGCTCATACCACGCTTCATCACGTCGCGGGTCGGCGTACCAGGGAATAAATATCTTGTTAAACCCGTTATCTGGGTCTGTAAACACTTTTTCAAAGAACGAACCGCGTTCTATTGTGGATAAACCTACCACTTGACCGCCAGTAGGACGGTTTATTGTCGGATAACCAGCCTTCCAAATGTCTTCGGCGAACTGCTGGAAAGCCCATTCGTCAAATACTATCAAGTCAGCCGTAAATGAACGAGCCGCATTGGGTGAACTAGGAAAACATTTGAAAACGGAATCGGGTTGACTGGGGAAGTGAACTGTTAATATGAGGGAAGTGTTCTCCCATGTCGCGTTCACCCAATTTATAGGCTGGTCTTTTACTGGTGCAAACAACGCCCGCATATTGTCTAGTATGACTGCCATGCGGCGTACAAGTTCCTGGGCTTCGTCCTCGGTTCTCGAAAGTCCTATGACCGTTCGCCCTGGATTTATAAGTTTCCACAATGCGTAATGCAAAACCAGCCAGGTTATACCTAACTGCCTTGCCTTCAAAATCACGTTCAGTTTGTTGTCTCTGAACTGTACTAACGCCTTCTTCTGTTCTTCCCACAACTGGAAAGGTTGAATAAGAACATCAGCATCTTTATCTTCAATGTGTCCATAAGTCTCGACAAAGTATTCCAGGTGCGTCCTGCAATACTGGTATTCCATTTCTCTTAATTCGTTCGGCTTATATTCCATAGCAAAAGGACTCCCGATAGCGGAAGCCCTTCTGTCAAAAAGGAGAATTACAAAACAAAACGAAAAGTTTATCCGCTATCATACTAAAGCATTTATTTATGCAAAAACATGATGTGCTACGATATTTCTGAATATTTATCCAAAGCAGTGTCGTACATATCGTGTGTCCAGCGCGGGGACTTATCTATCAATTCCGCAGTCTGTTCAAGCGTTTTATCCTGGAAATAGTAGTATATTAGGATTTTTCTCAAAGACGGCGGCTGTATCTGGCTGACTTTCATCATGCACTTGTTCTTGTATTCAAGATGCCTTAACAGCATATTCGACAGCCTGGAACGGTATTCCTCTACCTTCACCATTGTTTCTTCGATTTTGTTCTTCGGACTAGCCTGGATATTTATGCCGTCATAGTTCGTCGTCATTTTCGTAGCCACAGCCATAAGCCGTTCTATCTCCAGTTCAACAGAACGTATGTCCTTCTCCATATCCTTTATTGGTTTTAGTTCTCGTTTTGCTTCCTTTCGCGTCATTTTTCTCCCTTCGGAAATATCTCCATGTTCAAAATCACGTCTACCAGCCGTTCCGCTTCCGCTAGACTGGCATCCAACTTCTCCATACTTGTCTGTATGTCTTTAGCCAAAGCGCTGACTTCCTTCATTTCTTCCGATAAACTACAAACGCTTCTGTCGTTCAAAATATCCGTCCTCATATCCTTTGTTGTATATCTCCTGCCATTTGGCTATCTGTTCCTGTGCATTTTCGTACACCTTTGTCACGTCTATACCCGTTTTCTCAAAGTAGACCGCATACATATACGCCAAACTGATTAGTCCGCTACTCTCCTGTGACAGACGGCCAAGTAGTCTACCCTTCTTCTCTGTCTCTGTGAGCGAAAGTTTATCAAGTAGCGCCTTCCGTTTTTGCCATGCTTCGTGGTCGTAATCTATCATCGGTATATATGCTCTTGCTGTTTGTGAAGACGAGCGGCATAGTCATTCGCCTGTTCTATGGTCTTGAACTTTCCGAGATACTCTCCCGTATTGTAGTAACGGGTTATCGCTTCATCGTCAGACATGACATACGGTTTTCCTGCCCTATCAAATGCTACCGTAGGAACAAGTATCTCCCCGTTCCCGTCGTTAAAAGACATACTGCGGACTGTGGACACCGAGCCGTCACCGTTCATATACTGTGGCCTGTTATACAAGTCGATATTCCCTAATCCCCTTCTCCCTATGCCGAACAACTGCATAAGTTCCTGTTCATTGATTTGCCTTCCATTGTTTGCTACTAATGGTTTCATACTCCCTTCCTTTCTCCGCGTAAGCGGACGACGATTTTTGATTTTTACCGATATATGCTCTGCTCTATCCTTTTTTTGAAACTCCGTGTATCTATATTCAGCATATGTGCCATTTCCCGCACCCACTCACCGTCTGCATCTGGCTCGTTATCAAAAGTGTTTACACTTTCTTGAATGGTGTTGACACGCTCTATTACTACACCTTTTGATGTTAGGACTACTTCTCCGCGCTTTATCTGACGTATTAGACTCTCCGCGCTCTCCCTATTCAGATATTTCGCCAGATAGTCCTTATCCTCGTTATTTAGCCGTATTGATAGCGTTTTCGTTAATTCTGTCATGGTGTTTACACTTCCTTTCGGTGTTTACACTTTGGTTTTGATATATAATTTGGTAGCGCGGGTATGGATTCCTTACGCCGCGCAACGCCGCGCCACGGGGCGGGGGTGGCTGGGACGGGGGGATAGGGGGGTCTACATGGCTTTGATAGACCTAGTGGAATGATATATATACTCTCGGCCTTATCAAAAATTGACTGGTGAGTATATGCTCTCCCCGTTTCCCGTTTTCCAGAAGTGCCGCAAACCCTTGTCGTTACTGGGTTTACTGGCATTTTCCATCTGTTCGTGAAAGATAACTTTGACGAACAGTTGCTAATCACTGGCTATATTTTTAACTACTTCAATGCTCGCGTGTTCTTCATCAAGGCGTCTGCCGATGCTGGCCAGAAGTTCCCTGTCGGCGTCTGTCGTGATGTCGGCGTCTACTTGCACCTTCTCAACAGGCTTATCGCCAAAAGTATCGCGTACTAACTCGTAAGCCTTCATGTTCCCGCCTACGGCCTTGCCTGCGGCCACAAGGTTAATTAAATCATAGAGTGTAGCGTCTGGATTATCGCGCCTTAACTTCTCGGCCAGTTCGTCTGGTAAATCCGCGCCCGCTATTATCTCGTCATTGACTTTAAGAGTTAATATACGCTCAAGCGCCTGCTTTGCAGTCTTTTTTTCGCCATGTAGTTTATGCACTGCGGCCGCGCCCTTGCGACTAATTTCTCGCGCACGCTCTTTATCCATTACAGCAAAGTTATATTTTTCTGGCTGTAAATTAGACCAGCCTTTTTCAATGCCTTCTGGCTCGCGCTCGCCCGCGGCTATTTGTTTATATCTCTCACTTTTAGGTTTATGTTTAGGTTTACCCATATCATCACTTTCTGGCATAAAAAAAGCGCCCGTCTTGTTAGGACGAACGCGCCTGTTAATAGTTACACTGTTTTTAATATTATATTATTTACCCTTTAACTCTCTGTCAACCTTTTCCAGTATGGCCTGGTATATAAATCCATTTACAGACATATCACCCATAGCCAGTTTAATTCTTTCCAGGTCTGTATTCTTTACCCTTACAGTCATTCTGGTATAGGTTTTCGCGTCGTACTTGTGGTTGGCCTTCATACGTGCCGCACTAATCGGCATAAATACCACCTCACTTATGATTTAGATATATATACAATACCATATACTTTCTGGATTTACAAGCACCGTCCCGTTGTGCAACATGCCGAAAAGCACACCGTCCCGTTGTCGATTTTGCCGTCGTGAAAACTTTTTTCGGCGATTTTGGCCAGTGTTTTCGCGGCTTTCGCAACTTTGTGCAATTTTCCGATGTTGACGCCGTGTACCGTCACGGTGTATGCTGTGTTTGTCGGCGGGACACGGCCACCGCGGTTCGGGCGGGACACCTACCACAACGGCCGTGACAAGCGCATACAGGACACGCCAGCGAAGTGACGCATACAGCGCACCACGGCACACGCGAAGCGAAACGCTCCCACGGTCGGGATTTCAAGATACTATCCACCGCAAGCTGAAAAAGTAGACGCGATGTAAAAGGGTTATAAACCTACCACGCACACAAGCGCGGCGGTTGCAAGTCCGCACAAAAGGCGAGCATAACCCGACGGCCAGACCAGGCCGACGACGACACACACAAAAACGCATACGCGGAAGGAGATTAAAACCATGACAAACACAAACAAAAAGCAGACCAGTTACGAGATTATCACAAACAAAATCATCGAGAAAATGAACGAGGGTAAAATCCCCTGGGTTAAACCCTGGCACGCCGACGCCTGGAAATGCAACGGCAAAACCCTTATGTTCCCGTGTTTTTCACACAGCAACGGCAAGCGCTATAACTTGATGAATCATATGTTACTGGACTTCCAGGCGGGCGAGTACGCGACTTTCCAGCAAATTAAGGCCGAAGGCGGCAAGGTTAAGAAGGGCGAAAAAGGCCAGATAATCACGGGCTGGATAGTAGAATCCCACGAGCGCAAGGACGAAAACGGCGACGTGATACTCAACGACGACGGCAAGCCCAGCACATACACAACATACGCCTTAAGATACTACACGGTGTTTAATATACTGACCCAGGTCGAAGGCATAGAGCCGAAGCACAACTGGACGAAGGACGAAGCGCCCGACAACGGTCACGACGCGATAGACGCCGCCGAGAAGATAATCGCGGGATATATAAACAGCGCCGACGCCCCGAAGTTTAAGACGGTCAAGGGTAGCGATGAAGCATATTACAGCCCCGCCGAAGACCTGGTTGTAGTACCCGACAAGAGCCAGTTTGACTTGATAGAAGGCTACTACGGCACGACGTTTCACGAGTTGACACACTCAACACTCAAGGAATCCAGGTGTAACAGACGCGAACAGACCAAGAAGGCCGCGTTTGGTAGCAAAGAATACAGCAAAGAGGAACTTGTAGCCGAAATGGGAAGCGCGTTTTTAAGCAACCAGGCGGGACTTGACACCAGCAAAACACTTGACAACAGCGTTGCATACTTGCAGTCCTGGATTAAAGTCTTAAAGAACGACCCGAAAATGATAGTCCAGGCAAGCGCGGCCGCCGAGAAAGCCGCCGAGTACATACTCAACGCCCAGGGAACGACCGAAGACGACGCCGACAAAACGGCGTCGAAGGCCGAGAAAGTTAATAAAAAAGCCGACAAGACCAACGTCAAGAAGGCTTTTGAGTACGTCGCAAAGAAAGGCACAAAAAACCATTGCCCGTTTAAGTCTGGCAAGTACGAAGGCACAGCATACGCAACCGACGGACACCAGATAATCAAGACAACCGAGGAAGTAGACACCGACACCCTGGATAAGATAGACGCCGACAAGTGCGAGAAAATCTTTGAAACCCAGGCCGACAAGACCGCAACGCTCAACATCACCGCGAAGGAAGTACGGGAAGGCATAAAGGCCGCAAAGAACGGCAAGCGCAACGCGAAGGTTATATACACGACGCCCGAAGGCATATCGTTAAACGCCAACTATCTACTCAACGCCTTAACAGCAACGGCCGCGACTGAATACTCGTACACCGACGCAAAGCACCTCGTAATATTCAAGAACGACACGACTGTATATCTTCTTTGCACCATAAATACTAATCCCAGGAACGGCAAGGTTGTAACGCCCGAAGGGTTTAAGGTTATCGGATAATTATAAACCAGCACGCAAGGGCGGCCAAAGCGCCGCCCAGAAGGGAGAAACCATGACACAAGCACATTTCAACGAGATTTTGAGGAACGAACTGGCACAACGGATTTATGATATAGACCCGTGGAACGCCCGTAACGAGGACGCGACGCCCGAAAACATAGCGGCGTCAATAAAAGACGACCCGTTACCCGTTATACAATACCTTGTGGAACTTGTAGAAGAATTGCAGGCATGAAAGGAGAACAGCGATGAAGACAGCAGTATTCACCAGGGACGAACACACCGACAAGACATACTATCACGGTATGCAAGACAAGATATATATACAGGGCTACGGCCGTTTTGATTATTTGTGCTGGGACGCACTGAAAGACGCCGACTGCCGCTATGTTTGCACCGACTACGACTACGAGCCAGCGTTTGACCTTTACGAAATAACAGACCCGAAGGCCGATGATTTTGGCAAGTGCTACGCAACACACGCAGAATGAAAGGAGAACAGACATGAACACAGCACAGATAATACTTGAGCAGTTAGGCGGCGGCAAGTTTATAGCCATGACAGGCGCGAAGAACTTTGTTAGCGACGGCGACACGCTACGCATGACACTGCCCCGCAACGGAAGCAAGGCGAACAGGCTTTATATAACGCTTGACCCCGACGACACATACACAATGCGGTTTTTCAAGTACACGCCTGGCGGCCTTAAGATAAATTATAAAAAAGGCACTGCGGATTTTGTAGAAGATAAGACCGAGGAAGTAAAGACCTATCGCGGTATTTACTGCGACCAGTTACAGGAACTATTCACCGAAGTCACGAAGATGTATACAAGACTGTTTTGAAAGGAGATACGAGCATGAAAGCAACAGAATTTGCAGATTTTTTTGAGTTTTGGATAGAACCAACGGATAGAAAAACAGTGGAAAAAGCCAACGACGAATGTGTTTTTAATTACGCCGATTTGAACGCTGATAAGTTTTATAGGGTTGTAGACGGGCAAGGCTGTTTCCGCACAAGGTATATAAGCGATATTAAAGATTTGGCAGAATGTTTCGACAGCCTGCTTAATGATTATATCGACGAAGACGTTGAAAGTGCTGGCTTTGAATACTCGGAGAGTAACCCGAAAACATATTACGAGCAAATGCTTGATTATATGCTTAAAGACAAAGAATACGCGGGAGTTTGTGAAATAGTCCGTTGTTTAGTGAACCCGTCGCTCATTGAAGACGACGTGGAAAGGAAAATGCACACAGGGCTTTTTTAGTACACCGCCCCGTTGTACGAATTGCACAAACGAACCGCCGCGGTGTTGTGCAGAAGTCACGAAATGCAAAAATCCGCTTGACTTCCTGTACCGCCGCGGTGTATCGTATGGACACAGGGACACGAAAGCCCGACACGAAAGGAGAACACAAACCATGACAGAATATCCGAAAATCGAACTTGAAGTTGTCCCCGAATGTAATGACGATGACGATAACCCTTGTTGCTGGTCTATGCTAGCAGGCCAGTCGTACAGGCTTGAAGACGAGTTTGGAAAGCCCAGTGTAAAACATTATATCTGGATAGTTAAGTACGACGAAAAAGAATACATCGTCGAGGACAGCAACGGCCACAATTTGACACGCAACAAAGTATTCAAGACCTTATGGGGCGCAAAAAGGGAAGCCGAAGGAATAGCCTGGCGGCAGAACGAAAGCGGATTTTTCACAGACTGAAAGGAGAACACAGACCATGACAGAAATCCAGAAAGTGAAGCAGGAAACGAGAGAACGCCTTATCAAACTAGGCTACAACGAGAAAGCAGTTGACCGCCTTGTTAATTCATTCTGGCGGGTCGTCGGATATAACCACGGCGTACCGTCAAGAGTGATAACCACAGAAGGCCAGGAAATATACTTGTAGAGTGAAAGGAGAACGACAATGTTCGAAATTGAGAAGCACCACAACGGCTATGTAGTAAAAGGCGCTGGAAGGTTTGGCAGAAACATATACGTCCAGACCTACACCCGCAACCACGAGTATATATTTACCACGGACTACCTTTACGCCAGAAGGTTTAGCGAAAAGACAGCCACGGAACACATGAACGCATTGAACGCACTGGAAGGAGAACAGCCATGAAAAAGAATAAAGCATATATCGAAGGGTACGGCAGTTTTGAATATATCCCCTGGGAGAAGTTAAGGCAAAGGGCTGTACGGTACATCTGTACGGACTATGAGGAAGAACCGAACGGCATTGACCTTTACGAAGTTATTGACCCGAAAGCAGACGATTTTGGAACTTGTTACACAACAAACGCGAACTGAAAGGAGAACAGCACCATGACAAGATATAACTATAAAGGCTTTTACGGCGACTACGGCCACATTGTAGTACACAACGACGGTACGGCAAACCTGGAAATGATTATCCCAGGCTTTCCGACTGGCAAGATTTACCGCAAGAAGTACAAGACATTAACAGGCGCAAAGATAGCGCTAGGGCGTATGTCAGACAGTTACACGTTGACCGAGTGCAAATGAAGGGAGAACAGCCATGACAAGATACTTTTCAACACAGAAAATAGCCGAACAGTACGCAAAGAAATATAAGGGCAAGGTTAGCAAGTGCATTATACTGCACGAAGACGGCACGCCTTTACTGGATATGGGCGAACCCGTTGAGGTCTGGAAGGTCGTAACAAAAGGCAAAGAAAGCAAAGTCACTATTCCAGGTATGAAGATACAGGAAGTATGAAGGGAGAACGAACATGAAAGATAATAATAAGGGCATCAGAACATATCACTATCAAGCAGGCGAAGACAAATACGCCAAACAGCCAGACAACTACACTGGCTACATCACGGCAAGCATGAAGGATATAAAGGCCGCATACAAAGAGTTTATGCAGGATTTACTACTTGAAAGCCAGGAAGCGTATTGATATAATATAACGGTCATGGTGCGGGGCGTGCTGGAATTATCCACCGCCCCGTTCTCTTTTATTTGCCTTTATACGCTTCTGGCAACGGAATCCACGCAAGAACACACTCATCGTTTATCCTATCAAAGTCACCCGTCGCCCAAACATATCTTTTCATGCCCTTTTTTCTTCGTGCTAGTGCCATCTTTCTTACAGAATCATCAATAAGAAATACCTTATCGCCGTTCAACTCACAAAGTTTAAGCGGCATATATGTCACAACGGCATAAAACTCGTCATAATAACTTATCGTGTAAATATCTTCGGGCAACTTATCTTTAACACTTATCCATTCCATATCATTCTGCTTCTCCTATAATCAATCATCCGTAGGCTTATGAAACAGCATCTTAATCTCAAAAATAATGCTGTTTATCGGAGATTTTATATAATCCTTAAACTTTTGACAATAAGGAATACCGTATGGGTTATATCTATATTCGCAAGGTTTATCTTCCTCTTTTATAAGACACATACCATCTAAATCACAGTATTCGCAGAGTCTTTCTTTTATTTCATCTTTAATATCTTTCATTCTGTTTCTCCTTTATGCCATATATACTGTTTCTCCAATGTGTCCTAATTTAACATCACGGTCTATATATATTTTATAACCGCATTTCTTGGCACGCAAGCAAAACGCAATATCTTCACCAACGCCCCATTTAGGCTCAAACAGGCTCTTATAGTGTTTAAGCATAGTCTTTATTACCTCACACCGAATAAGACAGAATCCGAAGCCACAGGCGGCTATTTCGCCATATCCAGATACACCACTGTCGATGATTAGTTTAGGCGACCGATACGGGAAGCGCCTGCGAGTTATTATCTGGCTGTATGCGACGTTCTTATTCTGGCCGTCCCTGCTGATATACAGCCCCGATACAATGTCGGCATCGTGAGATAACATCCTGTTCAAGTCGTCTGGACTAAACACCATATCCGAATCGGCATATAATATATAATCATATCCGTTCTCAACAGCGTACTGCGCTATTGTGTCCCTGGAATCATAGACTAGCGACCCTTCCACCAAC